GGCATGGTAGCTCAGTCAAATGTAAAGCTCGTTAATCAGTTAGCAGATTTTAAACTCTATGTATTAAACAATGCCGTCTTAGTTCACGAAACATCAACAAGCCCTAAAGATAAACTCGGTGCACTTCGTATGATTGGGGAGATTGATGGAGTCGACGCATTCAAAAAGAAAACCGAAGTTATGCATATTAATAAGACGGGTAAAGAATTAGAAGAGGAACTTAAGAAAGCCATTGCAGACTTAAGAGGAAAAGTGATTGAAGGTGATTTGATCGAAGAAAAAGAAGTTGAAGAGGAAGACGATGATTAGTTCTGAAGACTTAGCGTTACTTGAACAAGCTCTTCGAACAATGTCAGATGAAGATAAAATAAAACATCTAGATATGTTGACTCGGTATAAGAAAGAGTTAATACAGGCTCAGGGAAAAGATCACTTTTTAGACTTTATATTACATGTATACCCAGACTACAAAATAGGAGAACATCATCGACGCTTGGCTCAACTCTTTGAAGACATCGCTAACGGAAAGAAAAAACGCATTATTGTTAATATTGCTCCTCGACATGGAAAGAGCGAACTCATCTCGTACCTCGCGCCCGCGTGGTTTTTGGGTAAGCACCCGGCTAAGAAGGTTATCATGGCATCGCATACAGCTGACCTTGCAGTTAATTTCGGTCGTCGAGTTCGTAACCTCGTGGGTAGCGACGCATACAAAGATGTGTTTCCTCAAGTGGAACTTCAAGCAGATTCGAAGTCAGCTTCTCGTTGGGGTACTAACTTTAATGGTGAGTATTTTGCCATTGGTGTGGGTGGTGCTCTTGCTGGACGAGGTGCGGACCTCTTCATTATTGACGACCCCCACTCAGAACAAGATGCAAAACTTGGAAAGCCAGATGTGTTTCTTCCCGCATGGGAATGGTTTCAGTCGGGTCCCTTGCAGCGACTTATGCCTGGAGGAGCTATTATTGTTGTGATGACCAGATGGTCTAAGCTAGACCTCACAGGACAGATTGTTAATCAGATGATTAAGAATGACGAGGTTGATGATTGGGAAGTAGTAGAGTTTCCTGCTATATTAGAAGATAAACACGGAGAAGAAGTTCCACTGTGGCCTGAGTTCTGGCCGCTAGAAGAATTAAGGTCTCGTCGAGCAGCATTAGATGTACGGTATTGGAATGCTCAATATATGCAGAATCCAGTATCAGAAGAAGGTGCATTGATAAAAAGAGAGTGGTGGAATATGTGGGAGAAAGAAGATCCACCGAACTGTGAGTTTACTATTATGACTCTTGACGCTGCCCAAGAAGCTAATAATAGGGCAGATTATAACGCTTTAACAGTATGGGGCGTATTTTTTAACGAAGAAACGAATAATTATAATATAATACTACTTAACGCAATAAAACGCCGACTAGAATTCCCAGAGCTAAAGCAGCTTTGCATAGAAGAATATAAAGATTGGGAACCTGATGCTTTCATTGTGGAAAAGAAATCTAACGGGGCTGCACTTTACCAAGAGTTCAGACGTATGGGTATTCCCGTTGGAGAATTTACACCTGGCAAAGGGCAAGATAAAATTAGTCGAGTCAATGCTATATCAGATTTATTTAGGTCAGGGATTGTGTGGGCACCCGATAGACGATGGGCTCATGATGTTATAGAAGAATGTAACGACTTTCCTAGTGGAGCTAACGATGACTTAGTTGATGCTACAACGTTAGCGTTAATGCGGTTTAGACAAGGTGGGTTTATTAGACTGCCTAGTGATGAAGAAGATGAAATACCTGGATTTAGAAGCTCAGGACATAAGAGGTTATATGCTGTTTAATTGGTATCTAGACATCGTAAAAGTAGTAAGATTCTTATGGAAAATTGTAAGGGCTACAAATTTAGTGCTTTTAATACTAATAAATTTGGTAGAAATACAAATTAGAAAACTTTTTAGGAAATAATTATGGCAGCAAATGACATAGATAAAGGATTATCACAAGCACCTCAAGGCTTAACTGAAAAAGATTTAGCGTCTATGCTCGGTGAACCTGATCTTGAAATTGAGATCGAAGACCCAGAAGAAGTTAGCATTAAAATGGGAGGTCTTGAAATTGAGATTGATCCTGACGAAATGGATGACGGATTCAATGACAACTTAGCTGAGGAAATGAATGATGACTTACTTCAAAACTTAGCAAGTGACTTGATAGAAGATTACGAAGGAGACTTATCTGCTCGCCGTGATTGGCTTGATACTTATGTAGATGGCTTAGAATTATTAGGTATGAAATTAGAAGATCGTACCGAACCCTGGGAAGGAGCTTGTAATGTATTCCACCCACTCTTAACAGAAACTCTAGTTAAGTTCCAAGCAGAAACAATGACTGAAACATTCCCTGCAGCGGGGCCTGTAAAAACTCAAATCATTGGAAAAGAAACTGAAGAAAAGATTGATGCGGCTCAACGAGTTCAAGATGACATGAACTTTCAATTAACTGAGAAGATGGTTGAGTATAGACCTGAACATGAAAGAATGTTATGGGGTTTAGGCTTAGCGGGTAATGCATTTAAAAAAGTTTATTACGATCCTAACTTAGAGCGTCAAGTCTCTATGTATATTCCTGCTGAAGATTTAGTTGTACCTTATGGTGCTTCATCATTAGCAACAGCAGAGCGTGTAACCCACGTCATGCGTAAGACAGGAAATGAATTAAGAAAGTTACAAGTTGGAGGATTCTATCGTGATGTTGATTTAGGTGAACCTTCTCATGACTTAGAAGAAGTTGAAAAGAAAATTGCAGAGAAGATGGGATTCAATGCAACCACAGATAATAGATTCAAACTTCTTGAGATGCACGTTGACTTAGATTTAGAAGGATATGAAGATGAAGACGACGGAGAAAAAACTGGTATTGCATTACCGTACGTTGTAACAATTGAAAGATCAACTCAAACTATTTTAGCAATTAGACGTAACTGGAATCCTGACGACGATACAAAACAAAAACGTCAGCACTTTGTTCATTACGGATATATACCCGGTTTTGGATTTTATCATTTTGGTTTAATTCATTTAATAGGATCATTTGCAAAATCAGGAACAATGTTATTACGTCAGCTTGTTGACGCAGGTACACTTTCTAATTTACCAGGTGGATTCAAAGCACGAGGCTTAAGAATTAAAGGAGACGATACACCCATCGCTCCAGCTGAGTTCCGTGATGTAGATGTACCGTCTGGCACAATCAGAGACAACATTATGCCTCTGCCTTATAAAGAACCATCACAAGTTCTCAATCAGTTAATGAATCAGATCATTGAAGAAGGTAGACGATTTGCTTCTGCTGCAGATTTAAAAGTATCTGACATGTCAGCTAATGCTCCTGTTGGAACTACACTTGCTATATTAGAAAGAACTTTAAAAGTAATGAGTGCAGTTCAAGCCCGTATTCATTACGCAATGAGACAAGAGTTTAGATTATTAAAATCAATTATTCGTGATTATACCGATGATGAATATACTTATGATCCAATTGATGGTACACCAGGCATTAAAAAATCAGACTACGATTCAGTTGATGTAATCCCTGTATCCGATCCAAACGCAGCAACAATGTCACAGAAAGTTGTGCAATATCAAGCAGTTATGCAGATGGCAGCGGCAACGCCACAGATATTTGACTTAGTTGAACTCAATAGACAGATGTTAGATGTATTAGGTATTAAGAATGCAGAGAAGTTAATACCGAGCGATAAAGATGTTAAACCAGCAGACCCAGTTAGTGAGAATATGAATATATTAAATATGAAACCAGTAAAAGCATTTGCATATCAAGATCACGAAGCTCACATTACAACTCACATGTCGTTTAGAGATGATCCTAAGATTAGACAAATGGTTGGACAAAATCCCCAAGCACCTGCGATGTTAGCAGCAATGGAAGCTCATATAGCAGAACACTTAGCATTTGAATATAAGAGACAAATGGAAGAACAACTCGGCGTTGACTTACCAACAGTGGATGAAGAGAATGAAATTCCTAAAGAGTACGAAGTTGAAATATCTCGTCTTGCTTCTGAAGCGGCTAAAAAATTATTACGCAAAGATGTTGCTGAGGCTCAGATGATGCAACAACAAGCTCAAGCTCAAGATCCGTTAATTCAAATGCAGCAAAAAGAATTACAACTTAAAGAAATGGAAATCCAAGCTAAAAATCAAAAAACTATGTCTGATATTGAATTGGATAGAGCTAAACTTGAGTTGGAAAGAATGCGGATTGAATCACAAGAAAAAATTGCTGGGGCTGAACTTGGAGCTCGAGCAGCAATGGAGAAAGATAAGCTTGATGCAGAAGAATTACGACAAGGTGCCAGACTTGGTATGGAAGCTGTAATGAACGAGAAAAAGCTAGAAACAGATTTAGCTAAAACCGCAATCAGTAAACAAAGAAAGGAATAATCCATGGTAGATGGAACGTTAAAACTTTTAGCTGAAAAGTTAGAAGAGGAACGCAAAGTAATATTAGATAGTTTAGGAGATGGAGCAGCAAAAGATTTTGCTCAATATCAAAACAGTGCAGGCATTATTCGAGGTCTCATGATTGCACAAAGACACATAGCAGACCTTGCAAAAAATATGGAGGACGATGATGAGTGAAATCATTACGCCAAATAAAACAATTGTAACACCTGCGGGCAAAGCAGTCACCACTGAAGAACCCAAACAAGAACAAAAACCTACCCAACTACCCGACGTCAAAGGCTACCGCATTTTATGTGCTGTACCTAGCGTGGATGACAAGTATGAAAGCGGTTTAATTAAAGCAGATAAAACAAGAAACATTGAAGAGCACTCAACTGTAGTTTTATTTGTTATCAAATTAGGAGATATGGCTTACAGAGATGAAGACAGATTTCCTACTGGACCTTGGTGTAAAGAAGGAGACTTCGTTATTACTAGGGCATATTCTGGAACTCGTATTAAGATACACGGCAAAGAGTTTCGCATCATTAACGACGATACCGTAGAAGCAGTGGTCGATGACCCACGTGGCTACGAACGCGCATAAGGAGAAGAAGTATGGTAAAGATTGTAAATGAAATACCTGCAGAATTTGAGGACGAGACTACGGAAGTAGAAGTAATGTCTAAAGAGGATAAGCAGGATTACGAAGAAGCTGCACAAGCTAAACAAGAGGAATATAAAAAAGCTAAAGCAGAACCTGAGTTTGAAATTGAAGAGGAAGATGACACTCCTCCGCAAGATCGAAACCGAGACCCACTACCAAAAGATATAGTAGACGAATTAGAAAATGATAATTTGGACGACTATTCTGCCAAAGTTAAAGCCCGACTAGCTCAAATGAAGAAAGTTTGGCACGATGAACGTAGAGCTAAAGAAGCAGCTGACCGTGAAAGACAAGAAGCTGTTGCAATAGCACAACGAATAATCGATGAAAATAAACGCCTAAAACAAACTTTAAGTTATGGCGAGGAAGACTATCTCAAAACACTTAAAGAAAAATATGAAACAGATTTAGCTGTAGCTAAGCGAGACTATAAAGAAGCGTATGATCTAGGAGATACTGATAAAATTATCGAAGCTCAAACTAGATTAAACGACGTTCAGTTTAAATTATCAAGTGCTGCAGGGTTTAAACCCCAGTATAAGATAGATAATACTTTACAAACGCCTCAAAATAGTGGACAATTAGCTCAGAATAATATCCAAGTTCAAAAACCAGATAGCCGTGCATTAGAATGGCAAAACAAAAATACCTGGTTTGGTCAAGATGAAGAAATGACAAGCCTTGCATTAGGGCTGCATGAAAAGTTAGTTAGATCGGGTGTAGACCCAGCTAGCGAAGAATATTACCGTCGTATTGATAGTACGATGCAGAAACGCTTCCCAGAATATTTTGGGGACGATGAATCGTTGGAAGGACAACCTGCCCAACGCACTAAAAAACCTTCTAATGTTGTTGCTCCTGCAACTAGGTCAACTGCACCTACAAAGGTAAGATTGACAAAAACACAGTTAGCTTTAGCTAAAAAGTTTAAGCTAACACCAGAGCAATATGCAAGAGAACTTTTAAAAACGGAGAACGCAAATGGATAAACGTCAAGATAGAGATTTAGA